GCAATCATGGGAATTGTCAACGCAATTACTGCAATTTCAGCAGCCATTGATGCGACAAAGGCAGCAGCAGATGCACTTGCAGCCGGACAAACATTTCTTTGGACGGTACAGCAGTATGGATTGAACGCAGCACTTGCAGCGTGTCCGATCACATGGATTATTGTGCTGATTATAGCACTTATAGCAATAATTTTTGCCGTATGTAATGCGATTGCAAAGATGACAGGTATTGCAAATTCAGGGTTCGGTGTGATTACTGGTGGTGTGAACGTGGTGATTCAGTTCTTCAAGAACTTGGGTCTAACCGTGGCAAACATTGCCTTGGGTATTGGAAACGCCATTGCAGCACTTGCATCCAATATGATGACGGCATTTCACAATGCTATCTGCAACGTACAGTCATGGTTTTACAACCTGTTAAGCACGGCACTTTCAGTCATTGAAGGTATTTGTGCAGCACTGAATAAGTTACCGTTTGTTGAATTTGATTATTCAGGTATCAGTTCAGCAGCAGATGACTATGCAGCCAAAGCAAGTGAAGCAGCCGGAAACAAAGAAGATTACCAGTCAATCAGTGATGCGTTCAATGAAGGTTTTACAACCTTTGATGCATTTCAGGACGGTTGGGCATCAGATGCGTTCAATGCGGGTGCAGCATGGGGTGACGGTATTGCTGATAAGGTTTCAAACTTTAGTCTGTCGGATGTATTCGGTCAGACAGATATTCCTAATGTGGGTGATTACACATCAGGGTTCAATGATGCAATAGCAAATTCAGGTGTGGGTGACAGCATTGGAAACATTGACGATAACACAGGCAAAATCAAGGATTCTTTGGATGTTACAGAAGAAGATTTGAAGTATTTGCGTGACATTGCGGAACAAGAATCAATTAACAGATTCACAACCGCAGAAGTAACTATCAACCAAACAAACAACAATAATGTTTCATCTGATACTGACCTTGATGGCTTTATCACTGCATTAGATGATGCAATGGGTGAAGCAATAGATGAAGTAACAAATGGGGGTACAGACTAATGGCACAAAGCGGATATGATATGTATTTTGATAAATGCCTTTTTCCTGTCACCCCTGAAAAAATTAGCATCAAAATCAATGGTAATAACAAAACGGTCAACCTGATAAATGAAGGTGAAATCAATATCCTGAAAAAAACCGGGTTGACCGACATTGAATTTGAAGCAGAAATCCCGCAAGTAAAACATCCTTATGCGGTGTATAAGAATGGTTTCAAAGAAGCGGGGTATTTCTTTGATATTTTTGAAGGGTTGAAAACAGGCAAAAAGACATTCCAGTTCATTGTGTGCAGAAAGACCCCGGTGGGGAAAAAACTGCTGAACACGAACATGAAGGTATCTTTGGAAGATTACAAAATTTCAGAGGATGCCAAGAACGGGTTTGACTTCAAAGTCAAGTTCAATCTGAAACAGTACCGGGACTATGGAACAAAGACAGTCAACATCAAAATTGCTGCATCCAAGCCAAAGGCAAGTGCAGAGCCTAAGCGGGAAACTAACAATTCACCCGCCCCGGCAGCAGCACAGACTTATACGGTTGTGCGTGGTGATTGTTTATGGAA